CGAATGTTGCAAGTGCTCCAGTAAAAATACTGGCAGGGAAAGTTATATCTCCACCTGGACTCTTTCTGATCATTGGTATTTCTACATAGTTTAACGTAATTATAAAGCCACTCCAGATTACAACACCAAGACGTACAAACGTACCTAATATTTGTATTTGATGTTCTTGATCTTCAGCGGCATCTTTTAATTTGCCAAAGAATCCTTTTTCTTCTTTCGCTTTTGCTTCCATTTATCTACTTTACCTTGTAGGAATTTCTGTACTTTCTTTTTAATTGGTTCAAATAAAGATGAAGTTATAGATGTTGTTGCCACAGCTACTACAGCAGTAGTAACGGCTGTCACTACTACTGCAGGTTCTGGTACTGGCATCTGTATATCTATAACAGGTATTTTTAAACTAGGTTGTGCTACTACTTCTTCAGAAGTTTCTTCTTCAACATCTTCTGGTGCTTCTAAATCACTTGGTGGTATAACTATAGGTTTATAAGATGGAATACCTGCTGTTGGAGGTTTAAATTCTAAAGGTGGTAACTCTATACCCTTGGGCATTCTAGGAGTTATTAGTTTTAATCGTTCCATCCACTAGCTGTTTTTATATGAAATTTACTTACAGTTGTCCAAGTACTACCAGCTGTCTTTATTCTTACAGTTGAAACTTCTGTCCATGTAGAACCACCTGTTTTAACCCATACTTTATTAGCTGTATCAGTGGGTGCAGCACCTCCAACTGGTTGACATATCTGAGGTAATGACCAACTAATAATATCTAAACTAAATGAATTAACTGCTGTTTTTGCATCAACACTTGCTTGAGGTAATGACCATCCAATATAATCAAGAGTTAAAACTTGTGATGCGGTAGGTAATGCCATCTATCCTCCTAATATTCTTTCAGCTTCAGCTTTAGCTTCTTCTTCTTTTTTTACTGCTTCTTCACTGTCTTTTTCGTTTTGTATTTCTGTCTCTACAGCAGTATCTAATACTGATTGGGGTTGTTCTGTATCATATTGAAAACTATAATTTTTAGTATCGTTATATTTGACAATATGTATTATCTTTCCACTTGGGAGTGTATCTTTTAAAATTAATGAATAAGTCATAATTACGCTTGGGTAATAGTTAGATCATCAAAATAAACATGCTGACCTGAACCGCCATAACCTTCTAAACTAATATCTGCAAAACCTGCAGTTGTAGGAGTGAATGTTTTTGTTATTTCAACCCATTCATTTATGTTTCCACTGGTTTCAGTTGTTTGATCAACTGCTAAACCAATTAAGGTGTTAGCTTTTATTTTTATCCTACCTTTTGCGTCTGAATGTGTTCTATAGGTCCAAACTTTTACAGTAACTAACGCACTAGCATTGACAGCAATAGCACCTAAATCAAGAGATAAAGGATCAGTAGTTGTTGCGTTGCTTGAATTTTGTGTCGTGAATTTCCAAGAATAACCCGAAGCTGTTTTTCTTATAGAAGTGTTTGGATAAATAAAACCATTCTTATAAACATTTTCAAACGCTCCACTTACTTGATTTGCATTTCTTTTATGCCAACTACCTACTGCAATATACATAGGATTCGATGCATATGTACCTGTGAAATTATCATTATCACTAAAGAGAACGCCATTTAGTGCATATACTCTTCTATCAGTAATTGCTGGTCCATTTGTAAATTTTGCAATTGACGACCCATCTATTCTAATAGAATCCACACTAGGCTGATATTTATAACCTGATCCGTTTACATCCGTAAAAGTAGTAGCATTTAATACCGCACCTTTATATAAGTATAAAGGAGAATTAGAAATATTTTTATTTTCCCAATTCTTTATATCTATAGTTTTTCCGTTTTCTGTCTGAACCCCATTATATTGACTAGATTGTTTGAAATTATTTACATAACAAGTACCTGCCCAACTGTCTTGGAATCTCATTGAATGACTAAAATAACCACACCCTCTTAAAACTAATTCATCCAACATTAAATGGTTAGAAGTATTACCGATGTACATAAAATAATTACTACTACCTATACCACCATATATTCCAACTTTATAATTTGCTTTATCTGCTGTTGTTGCGTTATCTCCATTTGAAACTATACATTTCCCGTTTTCCCAATACAGACCATAAGCACCACAACACACATATGCATTAAGTATTAATTTCTTTTTCGATCCAACTATATGAATTCCATATTGACTTCTACCACCTGAGCCTGCACTAATGAAATCATCAACAAATTGATTGTCTCCACCAAATGCGAGTTTGTGCCCAAGCCTTGCTATACCCATTTTCTCGAATTTTATATGCTGTGCTGACAAATTACAGCCGTGGTACCACCATTTATGATCAACAATTGAATGGTCTAAATTCTGGGATGTGAAATCACTATTCCATCCACCTTGTATAGTAGTTTCATTACCCGCAGTTCCACCTCCCCAAGAACTTGATATACCAACTGGTTGGGTATGACTTGCAAGTACGGTATCTTGCATTTTGCAAGTTTCTCTTTTATATATATTTGCACTTGAATAATCAGCAGCAAAACCTGCACTCCTTCCAGCTGCATAATAACCAACATGTTCTGCTTTAATAGTAGAAGTAGGGAAAGTTATCCTCGTCTTACCTGATGATAAGGCAGTTATAGTTTCAATAGGTCGCCATACTGGGTCAGCTGTTGTATTCCAACCAATCAAACTAAAATGTGTAATACTGTCATTCTGATCAGCGGCTTTGCATCCGATAATATTACTTAAATGGATAGTTTTAGCACCGTCATCAGTATCAACATAAAGAGCAACTGATTTTATATTTCCATCGCTAGTTAATGACTCATCAAAATCCTTAACAAAAGGTCGCCATAAACCATTTTCACTGCTTTTAAAATTAATAGGAATTGTTTTTACACTTCCCGTCCCATCATTATTAGTGCATAACCTTAGAGATAAACCACCGTCACTCCTAGTGCCACTAGCTTGCATTCCATATAATGATATTTGTTCGTATGTATTGCCTGTTAGTTCTGTTATTGGATAATAAGCCGCTAGACCTGTCCCATGATCTGTACCGATTACAATTTTATCTGATCTAGCATGTTCCCAGGTACGTCTACCACTACTAGCCCATTCAGGTGAATTATTTTCATCTAAACTACAAGTAACATTTGCTGCTGCGGTCCATGCTGAACTTCTTTGACCTGTTGAAGCAAGATTAATAATTGGTGTGCTATCTAAATATAAACACTTACTAGTACTCGGCCACCAACCTCCACCTGTTCCAGTTGTAGCAGATGTGCCTGTAAATTCATCAATTTTATAAGTACCTGAAGTACTTGTTGATGTAATTCTCCAAGTACCATTAATATTCTGCCCATTTGTATTACTTGTAATCTGAATCGTATCTCCTGTTTCTAGATTAGAATCCAGACTTGAAATAGTAGTTTCTCCTTTTGTTGTGGAATATGTAATTGTGCCGAATGAGTTTTTATTCCAATGTGGGAAACCATAAGCCATTTTAGCACTAGCTGTTCCTACTAAAGTTGGATTAGGAGAACCAACAACTTTTATAGTATCACCAGCGGAGGGGCTGATGCCTAGAAGGCTATTACGCTTATTAGCAACACTTGTACCATCAGCATCGGTACCATTTTCAAAATCAATATAAAAAGTAGCCATTTATAAATATCTCCATTAATATTCTAACCATATGTCACCTTCTGCACCATCCCCAGGATTAGGCCCAGTATCTGCATAAAATATCTTTCTAACACTACCACCACCATTTCCTGTAGTAGTTGAAGGTGTTAATGTTGTAACTGTACCAAGTGTAGTAATATTAGATGATCCAGCCCATGAACTGATTGCTGTATTTTCTACATTACCTAAACCAACATCAGCTTTAGCTAAACTTAAATCAGTTTTTAACTCACCTGTTGTTTTACCTTCTAACCCACTAGATGTAAATTTCGCATACTCACCACTACCAACAGTCGCATGATCAATCTTAACAGCATTAGTATTAGCTATACCGAATGTTAACGGTGCTTGATATGAATGACTATGACTTGATGCAGCGTATGAACTATCGTGGTTATGACTTGTTGTAGAGTAACCACTTAAGTCAATTGATATAGCTGGAGTTGATGAACCATTTGAAACTGAAATAGGACTTGTACCAGTAACGTTTGTTACTGTTCCTGCATTAGTTGTAAATCCTGCTCCATTTGTAAGTTGATTGTTATTTGTTGGAATGGTTGGTTTGTTTTTTATAAAATCATCTTCAGTGTTAGTAGTTTGATTCCAATCACTTTGAACATTGGCTTCACCACCACCACCAGAAACAGCAGCCCATTTAACACCAGTACCTTCACTAGAATCAGCAGTTAATACGTGAGTATCAGAGCCAACTGCTAAAGCTGTTGGATCACCTGAACCATCACCAATTAATATTTGACCTTTAGTAGCTAGGTCAGAGTTCATTACTGCACCAGCTGAATTAACTGTTGTTGAATTAACTGTTGCATTAGCGTCTACATAAGCTTTAACTGATTGTTGACTTGGTACTTTTGTAGCCGAATTACTAGACATATCATCTTCATCTAATAAATCAGATGAAATTGAATAGTTATTAGCTGATGAAGCTATACCGTCTAACTTAGTTTTAAGAGTAGTAGTAAAGTCTTTTGTAGTTAAACCACCATCTCCGACAGAATAAGTAGTATCATTATCTGTTCCCCAGGCAGCTGTACCATCAGAAGACCATTTTAATACTTGACCTGAACTACCTCCAGTTGGTATATGATTAACTGCTGGATGAGTATAATTATTAGCTGATGAAGCTATACCGTCTAACTTAGTTTTGTCTGCTGACGACATTGAACCAGCAGCCGTAGTTGTCGCCGCACTTATTGAAATTGCTGGAGTTGCTCCTCCTGATGAAGCAATTGGGCTTGTACCCGTAACGCTTGTAACTGTTCCAGCATTAGCTGTTGCATTTTCAGCTATTCCGTCAAGTTTAGTTTTAAGAGTAGTAGTAAAGTCTTTTGTAGTTAAACCACCATCTCCTACAGAAATTGCAGAAGTGTAATAAGGAGCCGCTGTATTTGTTGCCCCTGAAGCTATACCGTCTAACTTAGTTTTATCTTCATCTGTCATTACACCCCAAGCCGAGGTTGTAGCTGCAGGTAAAGATGTGTTATTACCTGACGAAGACTCAATAGTTAAAGATGTTCCGTCAGCTGTATTAGATAAATTAGTAGCTCCACCGCCACCACCACCAGTATTATCTGATCCAGGTTCCCATCTACTTTGAGCGTTAACCCATTTTAATACTTGACCATCACTAGGAGTAGCATTATGGACATCACTTAAATCAGATAAATTAGTAGGTACAGTAGGTTTATTTAATATTTGACTATCACCAGAACTACTATTCCAATCTGATTGAACATTAACTTCAGCACCTGTAGCTATACCGTCTAACTTAGTTTTAAGAGTAGTAGTAAAGTCTTTTGTAGTTAAACCACCATCTCCTACAGAATAAGTAGTATTTGTATCAGGAGGTACTTGCCAAGAACAAGATCCGTCTCCATCAACACGTAAGAACTTAGTTGTACCTGTTTCACCTGTAGATAATACGGCTGTACCTTCTGGGGTTCCTGTTGCACCTGTAGCTATACCGTCTAACTTAGTTTTATCTTCATCTGTCATTACACCCCAAGCTGAAGTTGTAGCTGCAGGTAAATTTGTATTATTACCTGATGAAGATTCAATAGTTAAAGAAGTTCCGTCAGCTGTATTAGATAAGTTAGTTGAACCTCCACCACCGCCACCAGACCCAGTTACATCAATTAAAGATGTACCTTCTTTAACATATAATTTATTTTGATCTTCAGCATAAATAATTTCACCTTCTTGTATATCATCTATACTGCTGTTTAAATTTGAATATGAACCCCTAGCTAATTTAATAGGGGTTCTATTTGTTGGAGTAGCCATAGTTTAAGATCCGAAATCGCCTCCATCGTATATATCTGTAATAGTAACTAAGGATGATCCGTTATCAAAATTACCACCATCAATAAAGAAGTTTCTATAGTCAACATCAATTGTATAATGTGCTGCACCATATCTACCATATTGTATAGTTTCAACTAAACCTCCATCAGAAGGCCATCCTATGTTGTTACCATTAGCATCGTAGTTTCTATATGTCATGATTATAATGCTCCAATAATGAATGCGAATAATTCGTTATATCTAATACTATATCCATTACCAGCAGGAGTAGATGCTTGCATAACTTCGCCTTTATCATTTTTAATTTCTGGTTCTCCCTCCCATTCATCATAACAAAATAGTGCATAATCTTCAGCTTTTAAGCCTTGAGCTTCAAATGCTGTTTTAACTTCTTGTGCGATAACACCACAATGTATTCTAGCATTATTTCCTTTTTTAGCTACAGCATCTTTATACCTAAATGTTTTAATTAAACCTTTAAGTGAAGTTGCTACTGCTTTTTCAGCTGTAGTTAATGCTTTAATATCTTGTTTTAATCTTTCATCTGAAGTATTAATTGTAGAATTATGGCAGAAGATTTCTTTGTATCTATGGTTATTTCTACCTAGTTGGTAGTGATTAGTATCAGGAATTGAGTTGGCTGTATTTCCTACTGGATAAAGATCACCTTGATGAGATATACCGTCTCTAGCATGGATCTGTATATGAGCCTGACCATTTTGTGCCGGAGTTAATGTACCAGAAGGTACAGTAACAGTAGAATTCCAATATGACCAAATTCTAGCATCATAATCAGTCGATGCACTAGAACTATGGAAATCTATAACAGGGTTTCCATCAGCAGTACCATCATTATGAACATGACCCATATTAAGTGCATTAACATGGATATGTTCCCAGGGTATTGCATAAGTACCCATAACCTTATTAACAGCAGCTGGATGTATATTTCCTCCAGTGGTAATATGTGCATTATCACCTAAAGTCACTGTGGTCAGAACTTTTATACCCCCAGTAGCTAAAATTTCTGCTTGGTTTTTTGTAAAAGTTACATCCCCATTAAGCTGAAGGTTAGCATCACCAAGTATAGTTTTATTACCTTGTGATTGAATTAGTAAATCTCCACTATCATTTCTTAGTAGTAATTCACCACTAGTATTAGGTCCAGGTGCTAATCTAAAAATAATACCTGAGCTACCTAATGTAATAGCAGGTTGACTAGTAGCATGTTCATATACTCTTGAATCAGATGCTCCAAATACTATATCTGTATCAGCATTAAATCTAGTTATAGCTCTCAATCCATAGCTTGCTGTAGTAGCTACTTTATCATTATCATGCCAGAATTCTATTCCACCGTCATTTGGTTTAACAACTATACTTTGTTTAGCTCCATTCGATCGTATTTGTATATTACCAACAGCATTACCCCATATATCTAAATTACCATTCCCAATATTATGTATTTTACTGTCAGTACCATCATGTTTTATCTCTAAATCTCCGTCTTTACCCCACTTAATAGATTTGTTATCCTTAATAATAACGTGATCAACTAGTTTATCTCCAGTAACTACATCATCATCAATGGTCCATGTATTACCAGATACTGTAATATCTCCTTTATCTCCATCTACCAAAGATGTAGTTAATAAATCTGGAAGCTCTTCAACTCTATGTCTTATTTGATTGAAACTATCATTTAAATCTTTTGCTGTAATAGTACTACCACTATTAAAAGTTACAGGTGGAGATGATACGTTTGTTACTCTTTTAATTTTTACTTTATCTCCATCCGATAAAGCAGATGAAAAGGTAATTTTTGCTGCACCGCTAGAACCTGTAATTATATAACCTCCTGTTTGTTTAGCAAATATCTCTGCCCTAGCAGCAGCTGCAGTACCACCTGATATATTACCAAATCCTACAATAGGAGCAGTTGTATATCCAGTACCTTTATTAGTAGGTACACCAGCATTATCTAAAGATACTTGTCCATTAGCTACGTCTACTGTTAAAGCTGCATTACTACCACCTCCTCCTGAAAATTCAAGAGCAGCATTAGTTGCATCAGCGTAACCAGCTCCAGCATTATCTAGTATTACTGACTCTACTTGACCTTTTCCTATGTATACTTCTAGCTCGTTGTGTTTTATAAACGGAACAGTGACACCAGTAACTTCTGTTGGAGTTCCGCTAATTATAATTGTTTGTTCTGTTGCCATTGTTATTTATAGATAGAAAGAATGTTTGCTGTTTCTTGGGTCTTTAATTGACGTTTTACTTTTTGTTTTCTTTGTTTCTCTACCTCTTCTTTAATATTAACTTCATTCATTATTGATGCCCAAGCAATTCTTCTAGCATCTCTAAATAAATTATCTATTACTCTATTATGATAGTAATCTCTAGGTTGGAAATTAGCTCTTTCACCAGCTTGAATATCTCTTTGCATCTGTTCTATAGATGCTAATACCTTTTTATTTCTAGATAGTTTATTTAATTGTAATTCTAAGTTTTGATCCCCTATCGCTTTCTGGAATTGAGATCTAATAAGTGGTGAATCAGTTAAATTAGTTCCATCAGGAGCGTAGTAAGTAGATTGTCTTAAATCATACCCACTATTAAATAGTAGTGTTCTACCAGGGCTATGTGTGAAGTTAAAATTAACAGGAGATATAGCATTCCACATCCTAGTTATAGGATCATGATCTTTAATTGGTTGACCATTAAGTAAATCATATTTTATAGGTAATGGATCAGATGCAATTCTTTCACTAAGTAAGTTTCTATTTCTTATAGAATCAAATATACCAGAATTTAATTCTCTTAAATGGGGATTAAATAGTTTACCTAATTCATTTCTAAGACCAGATAAAGGTACTACATTATTAGCTAAGTTACCAGCTATTCTATTAATTTGCCCAGGCTTACCTGCAACTAAATCAACAAATTGCTGCATACCAGCTAAATAAGATTTACTAGTTAAGCCTTGAGCTAATAGCAAACTTACTTTAAGTAAATTCTTTTCTGTCCATTCTGGACCCATCAACTGACTAGCATCACCAATATTAGCTATAGTTTGTAATATTGATGAGAAAGGTTCTATTGATGTGTGGCTGAAACTAATTTCTCCAATAGTAATCTGATCTTGTCTATATCCAGCGTCTAACCATGCTTGTCTTTTCTGTCTATCAACAGGACCACTACCTGTTAGATCTCCTCTCATCCAAGCTTGAATAGCCATAAATACTAAAGCACTACCCATAGCTAATCTACCTGTTTGCAATGCCTTAGCATTAGCTAACTCATCTGCATTAGTAATACCATACCTAGCAACATCATCTAGACTATTAGGATTGGCCCATGCAATATCGTTAAATTCTTTAACTAAGAAGTTAAATCCAGGTGTATGTTTAGCAGTTAATTGTAGTCCATTGATACCAGTTCTAGCAAATAAGAAGAAAGGTTTAGCCCAAGGATTAGCTTGGAATACTTGGTTAAGACCAGATACAAATCCAGTTAATTCTTTAGTAAGTGTAACTTCTTCTCTAGCAAATTTTGTAGCTTTATCTGTTATATTACCTTGGCTATCAAATATTTCACGATAGAAATCTTCTTCATATACTCTAACTAAGTCAGGAGTTACTTCACTATAAGCTGTTAGAACACCTTTACTTTGAGCATCCATAGCAGATCTCAATGCTCTTTCTCTCATCTTAGCTCTACCTAAAATGTAAGCAAAAGAATCATCAGTAGCTGCCATCAATTTAGTTGAGTATGAAAAGAAACTATTATTATTCATTGATCTAGCAAAGTTAGCTAGATTAAACCATACTCTATCTCCTGTAGTTGCACCAGACTCAGGGCTTTCAACCCATCTTCTAAGTACTTCCCAGTTATCATCACCTTTAGTATATTCAGCAAATCTAGTTTTAACAGTAGCTAAATCACCACTCCAGTAAGAGTTTAATTTAGTTTTAAATAAATCAAAAGATTCTGGAACAGCTTGTATCATAGCATGTAATTGTGCTAATCCGACTTTTAGTGTAGCCGTATCTCCTGTAAATGGTAAACGAATGGCTGCTCCAATCGTCTGTGACATCGGTCTAAGGAAGGTTGCGGTACTTGTACCCATAATAGCTCTCATGGCTGTTTTAGGGCCACTGAGGATGCTATGAATCATCACACCTTGAAGTTCTCTTATCAGAGCACCTGTTTGAGGTTTACCTTCAATTTCACCTCCTTTGATCATTTTTCTAGCCCATGCATCAAAGTCATCAATAGAGTTAACGCTCTTCATTGAAGAGAATGCTTCAAATAAAGCCATTAATAAATCTCCTTCTCCGTTCTTATCAGCATCTCCAGCTATCTTTAAGATAGATTGTATAGATTCTCTAGTATCTTTCATATCAGCTGAAAGAGTTTCTTCTAGATATCTACGTTTACCTGCACCTAATTCTCTAAAGTTCTGTGATTTAACAATTCTAGCTCTTTTAGTTTCAGTTAAAGCAGTTAACATTGTATCTACTATCTGTTCTGCTGGTCCATCAATATCTGTTAAATCAGCAAAAGTAGCTATCTCTCTACCAGCTATACCTAAGTCTCTTAGTTGTTGTAGTAATGTACCTACTACTAAATCAGTAACAACTACATTTCTACTGGTAATTGTAGAAATCTGATCAGGAGTACCTGAATCAAATATATCAGCTGAATCAAATATTTCTTGTAAATATTCATCTGCAGACATTTCAGCGGCATTTCTGCCTTGTGTTATGCGTTGATGTGCTGCTATAGAATCACCAAATACTTCAACTAATCTCTTTCTACTACCACCTACATCTCTTAATACTCTTTGATATTTCTCACTACTTAGTAGTTTCTGTAAGGTTTCTTCAACTAGATCTTCACTAATGTCAGCTTCCCGAGCAATACGTTCTCTTTGTATTGGTGTAGTAACAGTACCAGCAGATCCTTCTTCAGCATCCCAGTTCTTTCTTATCTTTTTCTGATTCTCCCAAACAATAAAGGGATCAGTTTCAGATGTATGAGATGCTTGCCATGAATCAGCAATTGGTTTATTTTTACTACCTCTAAATCCAAATTCGTTACGTCTTACTTCTTGTATAGCTTTTCTGTTAGTTTGAATATCAATACTTTGTTTCCTTTCATTTACTACGTTTCTTACTTTACGACTACCTTTACCTAATAGAATTGTAGCACCATCAAATACAAGACCAATACCCATTCCTTCTACTATATTCTTAAACTTCATCCATAAAGGATGATCAGTATCTTTAGTAGTAAGAGGAGTATCCATAAGTCCATATCTTTCTCTTAGCATACCAAGAGCATTATGACCATCTGATTCTTTAGATACTAAATCAGATACTGCACCAATCCCAGCAGCTCTGATTAAACTATTAGTAGCTATACCAGTAGTAGCTAACGCTGTTCTACCTAATGTCACTTTAGCAGTAGGTATAATAGCAGCAGCCATGGAACCAAAATGAACTACACCTCTAGCAAGATTACCCCACCATGTTTTAGTTACAATTGGATTGGAGTATGACCCGAATGGATCCCATTCAGGTGCATAGCTTCCTTTTTCTTTTTTCTCACGTTGCATTTCACCTGAGATAGCATCAGCTGTACGCTCAGGAAAGGTGGCTATAGAAGTGGCAGTATCTTGTAGACCTCCAGGTATAATAGTAGAAAGTTCTTTTCCGATTGCCTTAGCATCCCACTTCTCTTGTTCTCTCGGATCGACTAGTTCAGCAGCCTCTTGTTGATCATCTACTTCTATTTGTTCTTGTTCAGTATCAAATGCATCTAGTCTTGATAACGCTTGACCGACAGGATCTTCTGTATAAAATTCTTCTTCAAGCGAATCATTATTCTGTTCTAATTCTGGGTCCATATTACCTTAGTAATTGTTAATTTGTAGGGAACATTCGTTCTTGTTCTTTTCTTTGTTGTCTGACTTCTTGACCTCTTTGTTTAATTGCTTGACCAGTTTTCTTATGTCTTTCATTCATACCTTGATATATACCGACAAAAGGCCAACCAACTCCTTTCCAATCAATACCAGTAGATTTAGAAGGATCTTTCTGTATTACTTCAGATTGTACTGCAGGTAGTAAGACATCAAGTTGATTAAACGGTGAGTTTAAAAATTGCCATTCAGCTGTTTTTTCTATTTCTTTTGAATCTTTATCACCAGATAAAATACCCATTATCTCTAGAAATTCTTGCTGCTCTCCTCTAGATATATTAGTTAGTCTAGTGTTTTCAGAGCTTATAGTACTTAAAGAGTTAGATTGATTAGCTTTGTATCTAATATTAAGAAGTGCTAATTCGTTTTGAAGATCTTCATCGAATAATCTATCACCATCTATACTTTCTCTTTCTAAGATTGTTTTAAGTTGATTACCTCGTATACCAAATATACCAAATTTAGAATCAGAGAAACCATGGAAGCTATCATCATTAACTAATCCTCTAATTTCATCAACTGATAATTCAGATAGTGGTCTATCAAAACCTAATCTTTCTAATGGAGATTCTAGTGTTGAGTCTAGGTTAGAGTGTAGTAAACTATTAACATCATCTGTCTTCCTAGCTATAGTTAATACTTGGTTAATATCGTTACTAGTAAGTGCTGTAAAAGTTCTTTGAGATGTATTGTTCTTTGTTAATTTATCTGCATTATTAATCTTAGCTTTTACTTCTTCTGTGTCTACTTCCTTACCTTCGAATCCTTCTTTATCATCTTTAGGATCAATTGCTACTCTAGTTTCTATTACAGAATGATATGTATGATTAGGGAATTTGTTACTTATCACTATATCTTCTATAGGTGGTGCAGCTTTACCAGCTAAATAATCTTTCCTTTGTTGTATAATTTCAGGTGTTTCGTAATCCCAAGGTTTATTATCTGTAAGAGCATTAGGTGTATTATCAATATATTTCTCAGTAGATAATCTTAGTTTTTGTGCATCTCTATCAATTTTTACACGTGGGCGGTCTGTATATTTACCTGGTAAATCAATTCCTTTCTCTGTAGCATTTGCTATTTCTGCTTGTATTTCATCAAAAGCTAATTCTTTAGCTTTCTCAAGTCCTAATTTTTCTTGTGTTGCAGCAACTTTAGACTTAAATAATTTTAAACTATTATCAATAATATTTCTTTTTAATGGAGTCTTAAGAGTTGTCGTCTGTGTAAGTTGTAAATAAGCATTAATTTCAGGCAGTATATCACCGTTGAATTTTTTAGCATCTTCTTTACTAACAAATGATAATCTAACTTTATATTCATCTAATTTCTTAGTGTACTCTTTGTACAACTCTGGATTATCTATCTGTACTAACATAGAATCTGCATTTGGAATAGCTATTTCATTCTCTATTAACTGATCTATAGTTTCAGTTATATCTTTATCTGACATTTCTTCAAAAGTATCAAATTTATCTATTGATCCATCCATAGATCTTAGTTCATCTATAGTTACAAAGATACCAAGTCCTGATAATTCTTCTTTCATCAGATTTAAAGAATTAGTTATATACTCATTATCGATACTAATACCATTATTTTTATCTTCTAAAAGTTTTGTTATAGCTTTTCCGTTAATTGCTCCTATTGAAGATTTTCTTTTAGCATTATCTTCTTTAAATCTTTTCTCTGCTATCTTATCTGCTAACCTTAATATTTGATCTTCATATTCTCCCAAATTATTTACTTCATTCATATAGATCTCTTTACCACCAGCTCCTCTTAGAGGTACTTTTCCTTTTGCTAAAGCTCTAAGTTGTTCTGGTGTTATTCTATCATTCTCTGCTAAATATTGAAGATCTTCTAAAGCTATTTTCCAACCTTGAGCGTTATCTCTAGTACCGTCTATCCTACCTTCGTTTAACCATACATGACCAGAGTTAGGATTTTCTTTAGTACCTACAAGGCAGCTTATACCACCACCACCAGTTATGCAAGATTCTAAATCTTCTCTTCTGTTTTCTTTATGTCTTTCTACTGAAGCCTCTCTTAAAGCAGCTTGTTTAGCTGCTCTATCTTTCTGATCATAATCCAACATTTTAGGTATAATTTTATTATTAATTATACGATTTGGAAGATTTCTTAACTGAGGATGCATTAAGAAAACACCTCTATAATGCCACTTTAATTCTCTTGCGATTTCAGTTTCACCTGCTGCAACAGCTTGTCTTATAGTCCATCTTCCACCAGATCCTTTAGCCTCATTTGGCTTCATACCCTTCAACAGAATAGGTTCGTTTTCTACACTATTCATGAAAGTATGTAAATTTTCATCTACAAATAGTATAGCAGTACCAGTATTCCTTTTAATTCTTTCTTGTGGAAGATCTGATAAAACAGTAGTTAATTCTTTATTATTTAAAGCTTCTGGGTGTCCTGATTCAAATGCATTAACTTCCTTATTTTTCGCTTCTGTAATAATATTACTTTGAGTATCTATTACTTCTTCTTGTTTTTTCTCTTCTTCTTCATTTGGATCTTTTTTCGGCGGCTCTGGTTTAGCTTCATCTGTAGGAGGATCTACTTCCTCACCAGGTTTTGCTTTATCTCTATAAGCATTAGTTAGATCTTTTTTATCTTGCCAATCCTGTACACTTTTTACTGTTTTAGGAACTTGACCAATTAACCGCTGTAGATCTTGATAATTTTTACTCTTCTGCTCTTCAGCTCTTCTAGCTTCAGCTATAGCCATTGCGAATATTTCAGCATTCTTCTTTTGTACTTCTTCAATGGCAGCATTAGTTGTTTTAGCTACATCGGTCTCTAGTTCTAACCAATTGGTTTTACTAGTATTATATAGTTCATCCATTAATATACTACCTCCATGTCTACATCAATTTTACTATAATCAACAGTAAGATAATTATCACGTATACCAACAGCCATAGGATTAATATTAACTACATCTTGTGCCATAGCACCACGATACCTAGTATTAGTAGGATCATTCTTATAGTTAAATTCGTATATCTTATGTCCATCAGGAGATACATCTACTTGTTCTATATCTTCTTTAAGTCTAATATCAGATAGAGCTGCTATAGAACTAGCAATTTGAAGACCCATCATAGCTGTATTAATCATTTGACCAGTAGTATCTCTAGGAGGCATCTGTGTAGGCATTCCGAATTGTGGAGGTAATCCAAGCTTATCTCTATTTTGAGATAACCTATGTCTAGTTGACCTCTGAAGACCTACTAAAGCTCTCTTCTTAGTTTTACCATATAATTCATATAGTTTGGAATCTAATTCAGATTGTTTAGCCCAGTAACTAGCCATTCTATTAGCCCTACCAGCAGTTCTAGAACCTCCACCTTCATTTACATATTGCTTACTGAAATAATCTCTAGCTATATCTTCTTTAGCTGCTAAACTTTTACCTCTAGCAGTATCTAACTGACTCATTATATCAGAGTATTCTCTAGAATATCCTTGACCAGTTATAAACTTTCTATTTTTTTCCCAGTTAACTTCTTTATTATGGTACTGCATACCATCAGCTTTAAACTGGTAAAGACGTTCTTTTTGTTTTTCTTCAGCTGCAGCTCTAGCTCCAGCATTAGGATCAGGTGCACACACGGCAAAACTCGATAAAGGTTAATTGATTAGGTCCATGCTTAAGTTCTCTTAAGAACTTGAAACCTAAAAATTTGAGTAGTTTTAAATGAACAATATTTCGTTTATCAGCGATGTTCCATAGTAAAGGTTCTGTTCTACTCTCAACATACCTTTTACATTCTCTAGCAAATCTAAGTGGATAATTATGTATTTCAGGTGTACATAACATCCATATAGCCCCATTAGGATCTACTCCCGCCATACCAGCAGCCTTGCCGTTAGGGACAGTAAAATATACACAAAATGGATCTCCAGCTAGTGTTTTGAAGTATTCGATAGGATCTAGCCCATGGCCCTCTTCAAGCTCTCTACGGTCTTCTGGACGTAAATTAGAGGCTACTTCTATAGCAGCCTCCATTGTTACTGGGTGAATATATTTAGACATTATTTAGATGGATCTCTAATCTCTTTATAGTTTCAGACATCCATGAACTCCAAGGATTACCTAAAGGGCAATTACTTGGTTCATAGAATTTACGTCTTGATAAAATACCGTGAAAGAATCGAATCTCTTCTGGTGTTAGGTCTACTTTAGACACGTTTATAATACCTTTGGGTGTAATCCCCTTCCCAACTCATTGAATGTAATGTAGCAGGTGTAGGGTTGATGGATTTAATTGTTATATTTACGTTTGTATTTCTTTCATATACTGGTATAGTTCTTATTGTTTCCAATAGATATGGTACAGTATTGATATTATAAGAATCTGAATAACTAGATTCATATATTTCAGTATAAGGATCTTTACCTATTTTACTTGTTAGTGTAGTTCTATAAGAACCTATCTCACCGAAATTAATTTTTAGTCTATGTAAGATTAAAGATGCATTATGATCTACAGAGAATTTATTATCTTCAGTTGAAGATACATATAAAGTAGGGAAATCTACTTGGTAATCATATATGAATCCAATATTTACTGCTTTATCAGACCAATTTCCTGTCACTTCTACAGTGTTATCAAGTATTTTAGTAGCTTCATTATAATTACCATCGTTATCTACAATAAATATTTGTTTTATACTTGTACTTTTATCTAACCAAGGAAGACTGAAATTAGTTTTATTTGTAGCAGTATTAAATGTACCAGCATAAGGAGAGTATGATATGTAATTATCTAGATGTACTAAGAATTCTTCATCTGCAGCACCACCTATACTAGTAGCGTCTAGTTGAACAGTTAAATCCTCATCTTGTATGAAATTTAATTTTTGTAAAAAATAATCCTTATCTAAAAAATAAAAACAATCATCTACTATAAAATGATATAATATATCATTACTAAATTCCCATTTAAACCAAGCTGTCTGTGGTCTTTGTTCTCCAGTAAATAAATATTTAAAACCATATACTACTTTGGAATTTTTTTGACTAAAAAATACTACTTGATTTTCTCTTGAATTAGATATTAAATCTATATTTTTAGGTAATAAACTTGGTACTAATTTACTTGTTTCTACTACAACTGGATCTCTTTCTCTTTCAACGAGACTCATCTCATTAAATCTACTATACTTACCAGAATTATCTATATAACCTACTGACATACCTAAAGCTATAGGAGGTATGTCTGTATTATAGCTGTATGAAGATATACTTTTTAGTTTAGCTGTATCTGGATTTAATACAGTATCGTCAGAAGATAATAAGAACTGTTGATTACTACTGAATACTATCATACCAACAGTAACTTCTATACCATCAAATAGATCTGATGGGAACATAGAGCTACTAGATATATCAATAGGGTCTATAGCACTAGTTGTTAAAGCTGTTTCAGCCCAGAAATTAGGTGAAGTAAATTCACCAGGTCTTGATAATATAACATTTTCACCAGATAGAAAAGCTAATCTATTACGAAAGAATAGTACTTTATTAATTTTTCTATCCTCTGAATACGTTGCTACACCTGCAGAAGTGTATGTAGGAGTTCCTACAAAAGAAGGTGCTTGGTTAGTAGCATCATCTCCTACTGTTCTATCTGCCCATAAAGATGGCTTGACTAAAAATGTTCCATCTGCTAGACGCTGTAGTATGTGAGGCATAGTATTCTTATCAAAACTTTTAATAATACCAGGTGCAGCACATTCTACCCAAGATCCAACTCCAGAAGAGTTAGACTCTCCTATAAATTGAAGATAGTAATCATCCTCTTCAGCTATTCTAGCATTAGTTACTTTTGCTATATAACCATGTTTACATTGATTAGGTAAATTTTCTACATCATTTATATCAGACTGCATTACTCTCATTAAGTCAGCATCTGTTCCTTCAACATTGAAAGGTACATTACATGATAAATATAAACCATTACCTATTATTTCTGTATTAAGTGCATGACCACCTATAGTTATACCATCTAGTTCAGTTTGCATACCTCCTAGTATAGTATCTAATGTTACTGCTGTATCAGCATCAAATGGTGTAGGTGCAGGTCTAACTATTTTTACATCAGCTTTAAGTATTGCAGTTTCGTGATCTTCTACTATTACTTCGTATTCATAATTTGACTGAGCTTGACTCATAATAGCTGTTACTTTATCACCTGTTACCCAGCCTTCTCCTCCATGAAGTAAATCTACTTCTCTATTGTAAGTACATTTAAATGAATTGGTACTACCTTCTACAGTGGATACCTGACCTAATGTAGTTAAACGGAATACTAAGTTAGTTTTACCAGAATAAACTCTATCTCCATTAGTATCTATAATTTGTACTATATCTGAATTGACTATATTAGCTGTAGCACTAAATACTTGAGTACCAATACCAGGACAACTACCTGAACCAGTAGCTTCATCTAAAGTATCAGACTTAATTTTCAGTCTTGTAGCTCTATCTAGAGTATCATCTCTAGCACCATCAGGGGTAGATATATTTAAACCGTATTGTCTACCATTTTCTGTTCGTAATATTTCAACATAAGCAGCGTATGGATGAGGCTTACCAGGTGTAGTACCTTCAGTTTTAATTTCTTTTGTTCTATTAACTATATAAGTAGTATCATTAATAGTTAATGTTTGTATATCTTCTGTATTAGTTTCACTACTTGGAGTTAAGTAATTAGTTATATTAGTATGGTAAATATTCGAAGAATCGTATGCAGAACCCTGTTGACTATAGTGAACTGTTTTCTCTAAACCATCTTTACAACTCCATACTCTAACTTTTCCATCCTTATCTATCTGACCTATATAACTACCTTCAACCTCATCTCTAAAGTAATGGAACCAAGAACCGTTACTCTGTACTGCAGTAATTGGATCCTCTATTACTCTTTTACTACCAGGTCTTTTATACAACCCCCATGTTATATCAGGTATAGCGTTTACTATATTTTTTACTTGACCTGGTTTTTTAAGTGAATCAGGTTGTTCTGATATACCACCAAAATAATTAGTGATATGTTGCGAAACTGAAGTCATTATCTTCTAAGATTCCTCCAAGGTTTATAAGTAGTTATAGTGCTATCATCTGGGAAACCGAACATACTATGATTAGCTTGATTACATTCATATTCCATACAAGCAGCTCTTGACATTGACTCCTGTGTACCTAATAATTGTACTAATTGTGGGTTAGCTACAAGTTGTGTAGCAGCCATTCTTGATGCTCTGTTAGTTATATATCTTCTGAATACTACAGGTATCTTTTCAAATTCAAATAAATAGATAACATCTAAATCTATTTTCTCAGTCCATTCATAAGTATGATCTAACTTATCATATAACTTTCCATCTCTATTTATTACATCATACTCTCTTGAGGACCAATCATCAGACACATCAAGTTTAAGTATATTATCTGCTATAGCTATTTCATTATTAACTGGTGTGAATGGTACATGATATTCTGTGTTGAAGTGCCAGCCTTCACTCTGTACATCAACATTAGAATCTCTAAGTAAGTTATATATAAATGATACTTCTGGATTTTTATAAGTTACATCTTCGTTATTAACTTTGGTAATGGGAGACTGTCCTATAGCTCCCAGTATTGAGTTTACTGCGGAGAGTTCTGTCTCGTTATCAATTGTTGTGGTAGCCATAAGGATTATTGTTTAAGGAGGGAGACCGAAGCCTCCCATATATATTAAGTTCTAGGTACTCTTGTGCCATTG